CTCTTATGGAGTTCCCTGGAATATATAGTGTAATAGAAGATATGCCACAGGATGAAAGGGTTTTATTGCTTGGGGGCTTTGGAGCAAATTTTCTTGAATATAAAAATAAATACAATAATTCTAAAATTTTAAAACCTTATCTGATAACAGCATATCAGAAAGTGAAATTTTTTGTAGATAAGACGTTGCATAAACCATGACTTATTCTATAATAAAAAACGAAACCAACAAAAATAAATTATATGACATTAACTAAAAACCTATTTAACGAAATTAAGGCATCTCTCTCAACTAAAAAAGATGATAGTGTGTTTAAAGAATTCATGAAGTTTGAATCCGGAAAAACATATGTAGTTCGTTTAATCCCTAACATTACTGAGCCGCGTAATTCCATATATCACTACTTTCATCATAGTTGGAACAGTGTTGCTACAGGTCAGTTTGTTACAGCTCTGTGCCCGGCTACATATAATGAAAGCTGTCCAATTGACAATTACGTAATTAAAACATACCGGACAGGTACCGCAGAAGAGAAAGAAAAAATAAAATCTATTAACCGTAAGGAATCTTGGCTTGTTAATGCTCTAGTTATATCGGACCCTACAAATCCAGAAAATGAAGGTAAAGTAAAAATTATTCGTTACGGTAAAGAATTAGCAAAAATTATTACGAGCGCCATAGATGGAGATGATGCTCAAGAATTTGGTGCAGAGAAAATCTTTGATGTCGCAAATGGTAGTAGTCTTAGGATAAAGTGTGAAGCACGTGCAGGTGCCGGTGCTTCCCGTAATTTTGTTACTTATTCTTCATCTAAGTTTATTTCTTCTTCTAAGCTTGAGAACATCTCTGAAGATAAACTCGAATCAGTATATAATGGTATCTTTGATCTTACTAAAGTGTTTAAGCCAAAGACTCAAGCAGAACTGCAAAGAATGCTTGATCAACATTATTTTTGTATACAGGACATAGACACGGATTCTGAGTCTGATGGAGATACAGCTGCAGTCTCAGTAGCCCAGGTAAGCAAAACTCCTTCTATTGATGAAATACCAACAACTACGAAGACTACACCGACGTCTATAGAGAGTGTGTTTGAGGGTGTTGAGACCGCTACTAGTAGCAGCAGCAATGATAGTTTTGATGATACCGACGCTAAGCTTAAAGAACTCCTCGCCGGTCTATAATATTGTTTATGAAATTAAAATACGCTAATCACAATCATCCACACACCCCTGAAGAAATCGATCAACTCATTGAGAGAGGTGCAAAGGCCTATGAGCTCTATCTTGATTCTCTCGGCTTTGATTGGAGAAATGATCCTAATAGTAGCAATACTCCGTACAGAGTGGCTAAAGCGTTTGTTACGGATTTAGCTATGGGTTGTTACTCTGAACCACCAAAAGTAACTGCGTTTGATAATGTCGATCAGTATGACGGCATTGTATGTCAGAATAATATCAAGGTTGTATCTTTATGCTCTCATCATCATGCACCTTTTACTGGTGTAGCTCATGTAGCATACATTCCTTCAAAAGAAGGTAAAGTGATAGGTCTTTCTAAATTAAATCGCATTGTAGACTGGTTTGCAAGAAGGCCACAAGTACAAGAAAATCTTACAGCTCAGATTCATGCTTATATTGACAAAGTGTGTGAGATAAATAACGGTGTTGCGGTTTTAATTGAGGCAGCTCACACTTGTTGTTCCAATAGAGGTATAAAGCACGATTCTACTATGAGAACTGCACGTATGTCTGGGGCGTTTTTAGATAACGATGATAATTCTCGAGCAGAGTTTTATAAGTTTGTTGAATTTTCTAAGAAAGGTTAAAATATGGTAAATCAAGATGAATTAGCGGCAGCTTTACTAGCTAAGCTAGCGTCTACCGAATTACAATCTGTAGATATTAATACTACCCAGGCTCCAAGTTCCGGTAGAGCTAATCGTTTGAACCCGATGGCCTTTGTGACGGAGATACAGCAAAGATCACAACAACATCAACAGCAAAATCAGCAAGCGATACTCGAGCAGCTCAATCGACAGGCAGAAGCTCAATTCCCTTTACCCCCGCCTGTTACCATACCTGTGAGTGCACCAGTTTCAGAACCTGCCCGTGCACCAGAACTGAGTATTACGAATATAGAGCTTATTGAAGTTTTGCGTAATATAAATCAAAGTTTAGTTGATATAAAAGAAGTATTAGCTACTATTGGTGCATCATTTAATGGCGCATAATCTAAAAACAAATAAAGATAAACTCATACAACATGTATTAACACCTATAAGCCGGGTTACAGATAACGCAGCTTTACGAGTTACAGATAAAGGAATAAGTTGTGTTTGTACGAGTCAAACAGGCGGCAACGTGGTATTATATGTTGAGTTTACAGACTCAACTCTGCTTACCGAGGATCATGGTTTTATTATCGGTTTACCAGACGTTAAAAGATTCATACGTCTGCTTGATTGTATAGAAAATCAAAATATTAATATCGTTGTTGAGAACAATCATTTAACATATAAAGATGATTCGTTTAAATTTAAATATTTTTTGTTAGAAGAATCTGTTTTACCGAAAAACACTCTTAGTACAGATAAAATTAAAAAACTCACTTTTGATCACGAGTTTACTCTTTCCAGTGCAAGATTTAGCGATCTTTTAAAGGGTAGTGCTATTACAGTAGATTCGGATAAACTTTATCTATATACAAAAGACGGTATTGTTTATGGCGAATTAAACGATTACGAAAGACAGAACATAAACAATTTAACATACAAGATTGCTACAAGTTATTCTGGTGCAGAAATCGCTACACCTATAGTTTTAGGCTTAGAATGTGTGCGGTTGTTTTCAGGTTCTAAAACCGACAGTTTTCAAGTAAAGGTTAATAACGTGTTAAAGATTGTTTGTTTTGAGTATCAATGGGAAAATGTTGCTTTAAAATACATAATTTCAAGTTTAGTTAAATAACTTAACTTGAACTTTTGAATAACAAGACATAAAGTAAAATATAACATTTACTTTATGTCTAATAAACTCACCACTCTAGGGTACACACTAAAGCGTTTGAGAGATAGTGGTTACTATACTCATAAGCTTTTTACCAATTATAGCGAGGCAGATCCAAGAATGTGGTCAATTATTATTGACCCAGGTAACGCTTCTATCTTTTGTACATGCTATGTAAAAGACCCGTTAATAGATGAAACGTATTTAGAGCTTTACGACGGAGGGCAGTATATACCAGGTAGATTGAAACTCAAAACAGATTCGTTTGAGATACTAGTAGAAAGGTTAGTTGATTTTGGTGTTAACAACAAGGCTAACGATTACCCACAATCTTTAACACGGAAAACAACTCAAAATTAATAAATAACAGTATGTCTGCTCGAGACGAACAACCACCTAAGAAAAAAACTACAATACGTAAAAAGAAAACTTCTGCAATTAAAGTTGTTAAGCGCGCAGATACTCCACCATCTGCAGAAACTGCAATTAATCAGCAAATTGAAGACGCCATTATGCAGGCTTTTACACGGTTTCATAACACGGCTGCAACCACAAAGCAGAGCAAACTAAAAGACTTGTATCATCTTGATACAGTAGTTACAGAGTATTTACAGTCTTTTATGATACTCGGCTATGACATCAACGGTGAAAAGGTTTGTATTACACATGCAGAGAACGCGTCTGCTAGAGATGCCCTTATAGAGCATTTAAGAAGCACTTTTTTTGGTATAATGAACGGTAGTGGGGATAATAGTTAATATGGGAAGACCAAAAAAAATAACACCTTCAAATACAGAAGAGCAGTTTATATCGGAAGAAGAAATTATTGACGCCCCTATTGATGAAAGTCAGTTTTATAGAGGAGATAAAAAAATACCAAAAGAAAACGCAGTCTTCTCGTATACACCAGCAATGGTTAGAGAGCTTGATCGTTGTAAAAACGATATTATTTATTTTGCGGAAAACTACTTTACAATTACACATATAGACAGAGGTAAGGAGAAGATCTCTCTTTACCCTAAACAAAAACAAGCCTTGCGGTCATTAATGAATAACCGCTTTGTCTGTTTGTTAGCGAGTAGACAATGTGGTAAGAGTACTATATTAACTATATATACACTTTGGTGTACGTGTTTTTCAGGAGATCAGAGAGCTGTTATTGTAGCTAATAATGAAAACACTGCTATAAAAATTTTTAAAAGAATACGTCTTGCGTATGAATTATTACCTAATTTTTTAAAACCAGGGGTAAAAGAATACGGTAAAACCGGGGTTACATTTGATAATGACTCAAGTATAGGTATTAGTACTACAACATCAACAGCAGCTAGAGGCGACACAGCTTCAATTTTGTGTATCGATGAAGCTGCGTTTATTGAACCGCATTTGTTGAGCGAGTTTTGGAAATCTGTTATACCGATAGTGTCTTCAGGTAAAAAAACAAAGATCTTTATGGTGAGTACTCCTAATGGAGTTGGTAATAAATTCTATGAAATTTATTCTGAAGCTGAAAAACAAACCAACGGTTGGCAAGCTGAACGTATTGATTGGTGGGATGTACCTGGCAGATCGGAAAAATGGAAAAAACAAATGATCGAGGCACTAGGGTCTGAAGAAGACTTTTTGCAAGAATTTGGAAACACATTTACAGATTCAGGTAATTCTGCGGTTGGCGGGGAAATTATTGAGAGGTTTAAAGCAGATGCTAAAAAACCTATATGGGTCGGAGAAGGCGGAGACTATAAAGTTTTTGAAGAGCCTTTTCCGGGCAAAACATATGCTATAGGAGTAGACGTAGGGGAAGGCATTGGTAGGGCGTCTTCAGTTGCACAGGTGTTAGATATAACTGATTTAACTGAAATTAAACAAGTAGCTACATATGGTACTAACAGTGTAGAACCATACCATTTCGCGAATAAATTACTTTTCTTATGCAAGCAATGGGGTAACCCACCGCTTTTAATTGAAAGAAACAATTGCGGAGGACAAGTCATAGATGCCCTTTTCCATAAACACTTTTACGAGAAGTTGGTGAGTTGCTCTAAACTATCGACAACAGGTTCTGCAGTAAGCACAAGGCACATAGGAGTTATAAGCCACAACAATATGCGCTTTGCCAGTATCACCAATATGCGCTATTGGATAAACACTCTTCAAGTTGTACATGTTAACGATACAGACACTATAAAAGAACTTGAAACATTTATACGCTACCCAAACGGCACATACCGTAAAAAAAACGATACGTATTTTGACGATAGAGTCATGAGTCTTGTATGGGGACTGTTTATGCTCGAAACTGAAGTATGTCAACAGTATTTTGAAGTAGTAGATTTTGACACCCAGAACAAACCGCTTAAAATTACACCTCTAGATCAGAGCACAGATCCGTTACTATATAAAATCGGCCATCTCGTACCAAATCACATCACAGACCCTAACAACACATTTATTTCAAACAACACGCAAAATACCTCTGCTTACGAATCAGTTCGCTTAGATGCATCTAATTTGTATGACATGGAGTCAGATATTCTTGATTTAGACGCTTTATTACTTCAAGGTTATAAAGTTTTATAATAAGTAATTTAACTATGACAGATGAAAATCTTTTATGCGTCAATCCAGACGAACAATCAGTATTAAATAGAGCTGGCACTGATAAGTTTATATTGGCGTTAGATTTGCCGAGTGAATTAAAAAAAGAACTAGAAAATGACGGTAAAAAAGGTAGAGATAGACTTCAAATAAGTGTACA